CATGTCGGTGCTGCTGCAAGCGATCGGGCGGGAGATCGAGATCAGGCAGTCGTTGGGATTGTTGGACCGGGCGGCGGAGGAGGTGATAGTCAGTGACGGTAGCATCCGCGATCTCACGGACGAAGAGAGGGACCAGCTCCTCGGAGCCATCAAGGCGGAGCTCCGGTCCAGGAATGGAGGCGAGGTTGCGGGCGGCCGGAAGCGGCCTGCTCGAAGCGATGGCGGCAAAGCTGGAAGGCGAGGCCGCATGGCTGATTGACCCGCGCCCGTGGATCGAAAAGAACCTCTGGATTCGCACCAAGGAGCGGCAGGTCATTCGCTTCGATCTCAATTGGGCGCAACGAGACTACTGCGAGTATCGCACTCCGTGGGACATCATCCTCAAGCCGCGCCAGCTCGGCTTCACGACGCTGATCAGCGGCCTGTTCTTCGCCGACACCATCCTGCGGCCGAACACCACCTCGGTGCTGGTCGCCCACGATTTCGATTCATCTGAGCTCATCTTCCGCATCGTGCGACTGTTCTGGGAGCGGCTGCCGGCACGGGAGAAGGCCGAGGTCGGCAGGCCCAAGTACGACCGAAAGGGCGAGCTCTACTGGCCTAAGATCGGCTCGACCTACTACGTCGGTACGGCTGGCAGCACGCGGTTCGGGCACGGACTGACGATCAACAACCTGCACTGCTCGGAGGTCAGCCGCTGGACGCATCCAGAGGACTCGCTGACAGGGTTGCTCGAAGCGGTGCCAGCGGGCGGTCGGGTGGTGTTGGAGTCAACGGCGAACGGCATGGGGAACTACTTCCATCAGCTCTGGACGACGGCGAAGGGGAGCGGCAAGTTCGCGGCTCACTGCTATTTCTGGTGGGAGGATCCGAGCTATCGGATCGCGGGGGCCCGACTGACCGACCTGACGCCAGAGGAAGCGGCGCTCAAGCAGCGCCAGTCGTTGCATGACGATCAGATCAGATGGCGCCGCCAGAAGCAAGCCGATCTGCGTGACCGATTCCAGGAGCAGTACCCTGAGGACGATGTCACGTGTTTCCTTGCGAGCGGCCGCTGCTGCTTCGATACCACGGCGCTGAGGGCGCAGCAGACGAAGGTGGCGAGCGGGCGGGCGGAGGTCGTGGCGACCCTGACGGTCGGCAAGCGCGAACCGATCAGCATGGTGCCCGCGCAACTGCTGGTCTGGCGGCGGCCGCAGCAGGGCGAGCGCTATGTGATCGGCGCGGATGTCGGGGAGGGCCTCGAGGGGCGGGACGGCAGTTGCGCCTTCGTGATGGAGCGCAAGTCATGCCAACAGGTGGCGGAATTGCATGGCTGGGTGAGCCCGGAGCGCTTCGGCCATCTGCTCGACGCGCTGGGTCGCTGGTACAATGGCGCCTTGGTCGGCGTGGAGCGCAACAACCATGGGCACAGCACCCTCAACACGTTGCGGCACACCTGCCACTACCCGTGGCTCTATCAGCACGTCAGGTACGATGCGCACTCGCGCACCGCTCAGCCGATGCTGGGATGGCCGACCGACGCGCAGACCAAGCCGATTCTCGTTGACGAGCTGGCGGCCGCGATCTCGAACGGGCATATTCTGCTGAACTCGACGGCGTTGATCGACGAGTGTTTCAGCTTCGTCACGAAGGACAACGGCGCGCAGGAAGCGCAAGAAGGCGCCCACGATGACCGGGTGATGGCGGCAGGCATCGCGTGGCAGGTGCGCAAGCGTGGGCAGTACGAGGCGAGAGCGCAGAAGCCGCCTGGATGGTGAACGGCATGAGCAAACAGCCAGCACATCTCGCGACACCAACTGCCAGCAGGCGCCGGCAAGAGGCGATGCGACTGTTCTGGGAGCGACGGCATTTACAGCTGATGGCCCGGGATGCCGAGTATCACCGAGGGCTCGCAGAGGGCTATGAATACCTGTCCGAGGAGATGTCCTCCCTGGTGTTCAGGGCAATCGACCGCGACGGGTACTGCGGGGGAACGCGCGTTGCGGATATCCGGGATGACCCTCGCGCAGTGAAATGGCAGTGGGAGGTCGAATCATCCGCAGGCTGGGCGGAAAGGATGCTACGAGGCGGGCCGGCCCCGTCAGCGTACCAGCGCCGCCCGCGCGTCAAGCCGATCGCGGAACCCACCAAGGCCACGAGGCAGGTCTTCGTATTGCCAGCGGGCGATGTCCGTCCTACTCTGCCTCCCGTCACCATCAACGCACATGGCATCGGGGCAAGGCACCCAGGCGAGCATAGATTCACATGGATGAAGCGAAAGGGGCTGACAGGATGAGCGCAGGGCCGAAGGATGTCTACACAGTCAAGGTGAGATGTGGAAACTGCGGGTATCAGGGCGACGGCGTGTTCAAGAGGGGCGTCGCCGTCTCCAAGGCGGAGTGCCCGGAGTGCGGGTGCAAGGAAGTGATGTATTCGACGCCGGACGAAGCGCCATCGGTCGTCGGTTAGACGGGGGCAAGGGACATGCGGCAGGCCGCGCCAGTTGACGCGGGCTCACAGCACTGGGCCGATCTGTGCGAGGCCCTGCAGAAGATGTTCGCTGAAATGGGCGGGTATGGCCGGGTGCTCGTAGAGATCGTGGGAAGCGCTGGCGTGCCGGTCGAGATCCGGATACGCGAGCGAGTCCCTATCTTGCGGCTCGGCCGCACGCAACCGCCATTGACCGGGGCCGCGCCGGTCGCTACACTGCCGTCAACTGAATAGCTCGCCGGCGTTGACACGACGAGGCGACCTGACGATCCGCTCAGCGGACGTGGGGTCGCCTTTTTGGATGTGAGGAGAACATGATCAACTGGGCGCAGTATCCACCGGCTGGACACGATGCGCGGATCAAGGATTACCAACGATTCGAGGGGCTGTTCCTGGCGCAGCACCAGAACGTCTTCAAGGTCAAGACCGGAGGCCCTTTCCAGGCCACCCGCTACATCGTCGCCAACTTCGCTGGCATCCTCTCGACGTTGAGCGCGGACATGCTCTTCGGCGAGCCCCCGGACTATCTGGTGGATGATGAGGCAAACACGGGGGCAGCCGATGCAGTTACGCGCCTGGTCGCCGACAATGGCCTGCATGTGCTCGCCTATGAGGCGGCGCTTGCCGCCAGTTTCCGGGGGGATGCGGTACTGAAGGCGCGGTGGGGCGTGCGCAATCCGGCCGATCCGGAGGCCAAGCCCGAGGCGCTGATCGAGGAGGTGCCGGGTTGCATCTACTTCCCCGAGCTGAGCGAGGACGACATCCGTCAGGTCAACCGCGTATCGCTGGCATGGCCGAAGGCCAATCCCGACCCGACCAAGCGGGGGGTGACCTATGTACGCGTCGAGGAGCACGAGGCCGGGCTGATCCGCAACCGGTTGTTCCGGGTCGCGACAGGTAAGGCCGAGGAAGTGGATATCGGCGTGTTGCCTGAATACGCGGGCCTCGATCCCGAGGTCGAGACCGGCCTGACGTTCATCCCGGTTTTCCACATGCCCAACTTCCGGTATGGCAGTCGCTTCTGGGGCATCAGCGACTATGTTGGATTGGAGTCGCTGAGCGAGGCGCTCAACAACCGCATCAGCAGCATCGACTCCGTGTTGGACAAGCACGTGAGTCCGAAGCTGGCAGTTCCCCCAAGCATGATGGGGGAAGACGATAAGATCGACCGGAACAAGCTCGATCTGATTCCGCTCGAGGCCGGGGAACAGATCCCGCAGTACATCCTGTGGGATGCTAGCCTGCAGGCAGCGTACAAGGAGATCGATCAGCTCATCGAGTTTCTGTTCATCTTGTCTGAGACCGGGCCAAGCATCTTCGGTCTGGACAAGTACGGGGTGGCGCAGAGTGGCACGGCACTGCGCTTGCGACTCATCCGGACGATAGCGAAGATCAACCGCAAGCGGCTGTACTTCGATAAGGGGCTAAAGGGGGTGCTCTACGCGGCGCAGTTGCTCGAACAGCATCATGGTGGGACCAAGTATGAGCCCTGCCCGGTCAGCATCGCCTGGGCGGATGGGTTGCCCGAGGACATGATGGAGATGATCCAGGAGGAGGCGCAACGGCTGGCCGCCGGCAACACCAGCATCGAGAGCAGCGTCCGTAGACTCGATGGGCCGGACGCGGTCGAGGGCGAGATGGATCGGATAGCCGAGGAAGAGGGGCAGGCGACGACGGTGACGGGGCGCGGCGCGCCGGCCGGGCAGGGCGCGCAGGAATGAGCCGGGTCTGGCACAGTCGCGTCTACGGCTCGATGAACAAGCACCAGCGGCGCAAGCTCGGGCTGGGCCGCTATCGGCGGGAAGACGTGTGGCGGCGTATGGCGGCGCAGGAAGCCACAATCATGGCGGCCGCAACACAGCGCCAGAAACCATGGTGGCGCCGGATCCTCGATTGGGCGCTGCGGCTGGTACATAGGGGGCGCTGATGGCGCGGCGGCGGCCAAGACGCGGCAGACCGATCATCAGCAAGCGGAAGGTCGAGGAGTTCCGGGCCTCGTTCACTGGCGGCGAGATCGACTCTCTCGTCGCGGTCTATCGGAAAGCGGCCGCCGAGGCGCTGAGAATCCTGGCCGATGCGGCGGAGACACTGGGATCGCGCCAGCGCGCCAAGGCGTTGCTGCAGCAGTACCACGAAGTGCTTTCCGAGCTGCACGATGAGTCGGCGGCCTGGATCAGCGCCAACCTGCCGGATGCCTATCAGGCGGGCGTCGAGTTCGGCGATCAGGGAGTCAAGGGGGTGCGACGGGCGGGCATCAACCTCGGGAAGCCCCAGAAGGCGGTGTTCGCGCAGGTGCATCGGGAAGCGGTCGCCGCCGTGGTCAAGGAAATGCAGCGGGTCAGCGACCACGCGCTGGCCCAGATTGGGCGACGAGTTGATGACCTGTTCCGGAAGGTGGGCGTGCAGGAGGTCGCCCGGGGGATCGCCGAGGGGAAGACGCGGGTGCAGGTCAGCCGCGAGATTAAGGGGCGGCTGCTGGCCGAGGGCAAGCTGAAGTTCACTGACAAGCTGGGCCGCGACTGGGACCTCGATCGGTACACCGAGATGGTGGCGCGCACGACGACTCGTCAGGCGATGACCGAGGGGACGATCAACCGGCTGGCCGAGCACAATGTGCAGCTCGCCCAGGTGAGCGCTCACAACGCGGCCGACTTCTGCATCTACTACGAGAATGTGATCGTGAGCCTGACGGGCGAAGCGGTGGCGGGCTATCCGCCTATGTCCGCGATCAACGGCGGGCCGCCTTTCCACCCGAACTGTGCGCACGTACTGACACCGTTCGTGATCGCCCTGGCGACTGGCAAGGAGCAGATGGCCGGGAAGATCGAGCCGGAGTTGCTGAACAAGACGCCGGCGAAGCTGCAGCGGCGGTTCACGAAGGAGTTCCCGGAGCGGGCGCGAGTTGAGGGGAAGAGGATACGGCAGGAGGGGGCGGCAGGCAGAAAGCGCCCCTCGAAGAAGGCAACGTGAACGAGAAGCCTCTCGATAGCAGGTTGTGCCGAGTCATGCACGAGATTCGCCAGTATTACCGGGCGCGGCCGACCGGTCGGCGTGCTCGCCGGTTTCGGGCGCGCCGGCGCCGGATCCTCGCGATGTACGGGTGGAAGACAGGCGTGCTATTGACTTCCGCGTCCTGACGTGGTATAGCCCTTCCGAGAACTGAATACTGCCGCCAGCGTTGAGACGACGAGGCGGGCATCTTGGAGCTTTGCATCCGCAAGGCTGTGAGATGTCCGCCTCTTTTCGTTTGTCAGGTGACCGATGCCAGTGAGTGTTCAGAAACGGAGCAACGTGAAAGCGAAGCCCTGGGCGATTGTCGAGTAATCGACTGGCCACATCAAGGGGCGGTCTTCGACCAAGACGGCGGCCGAGGCATCGGCCAGGATTCGCAACCAATCGACGCGAAAGGGAGCTCGATGATCGGGCTTTCTGATATGACGCAGCGGGGAGCGGAACTGCCCGCGAGAGGCCGACGGGCCGAAAACGGGAGGCGATCAGGATGATGGACATGGGCTTGTGGATGGCGTTGGTCGGTCTCTTGCCGGTGCTGGGGTTCGCCTTGACTGCCGGGGACGGCG